GGAAATATATTGCATTATCAACAGTAATTTTTGCACCAGAAACAAGTGTGCCAAAGTCAGAAACTTTTGCAGTAAGTTGATAATCAGTACTTATTATTTGATTACCTGCTAAAACTAAATCTGGTTGTTCTAGAATAGCTTTTGCTGTTGTAGAGCCAGACGTACAACTTACACCAAAGTCATCTAAGTATGCAGATAGTGTTGTACTGTCCTCAACAAGTGCCATTATTTTTTAGGTGTTGTTTTTTTTGTTTTTGGTTTTGGTGTATATACTTCTGCCCTACCCATTGTAATTAATAATTCTGCGTCTGATTCTGACACATCATAAGTTTGACCTGCTTCTAGGCTGTTGCCACTAGCACATACATTTTTTAAACACTTTATTTTCATAAAAAAAAGGGGTTGTTACACCCCTTATATTAAACCAATTATGTGGTTACGTCTAAGATTGCAGCAAATGACTGTGCGTGTCTTACAGCAACATCAAATGCGACTACACCTTTAACTGATACTAAGTTTTTAGCAAAGTCATCAGAATCTTCACCTGCAGTTATTTCAATACCAGAACCATATAATCCTAATATTGCTTGTGAGAAGTCACCCATAACAACAGCAGAACAAGTACCAGATGTAGAACCCTTAGTTAGGTTGCTAGGTACTTGGTTTGTCATTGCTAAAGGATAACCATTAACAGCAACAGGTGTTGCACCTCTACCTAATGCCTGTAGGTTGTTGTTTACTAAGTACTCACCACCAGATGTCTTAAGTTTCTTAATAGCACCCATTACTTTAGCGTTGGTTACATAAGAAATAGAATCAGCGTTAACACCTGCATTATCTTCCATAATTGCAGTTTCTAGGTCGATAAGCTTATCAACTGTGATAGCACCACCATTAGTACCGATTGCAACTGAACCAATACCAGATGTTTGCATAATACCTGTAGGCTGACCTGATGAACCTGTACCATTAAGTATTCCTAAATCAATACCTAAGTTAATACCGTCACTGATGTCTCTTCTAACTAGATCTTCAATGCCTGGTGTAGCCTGTATAAGCATATTCCTAGAAAACTTAGACAATGTGCCTAATGTTTTTGGAGTCATTGAAATCTGGTCAAATGTACTTTCTGCCTGAGATAGTGCAGCAGTTTCACTTGATAAGAAACCAGTAGAAGCAACACCTGATCTTCTAGGTATCGCAACATCTCCAACAAGGCCAGAAAGTGTTTGTACACCTAGTCCAACCATCACAGTAGAGTTACGTAATGCCTCAATAAAGTCATCAGCTAGTAAATCTGTTGCTACGATGTTTCCACCAGTTGTTGCACCAGAAGTAACGTAAGTTGCCCTTTGTACTAAACCGCTATATGGAATAAATAAAGACCCACTTCTAGTACCCTTACCAGAATCTTTTGCAATTTGCTGTGAAATTTCTCTAGCAAAACCAGAAGCCTTATCTGACCAATCGTTTGTAATAAGACCTCTTATACCAGCAGAAAGTCTATAGTCTTTTGCATATTGTTTTCTTTCTTGTGGTGAAAGTTGTTCTTCAATAGGCTTTGCTGTTTCTACAGGCTTTGCATCTATTCTTTCTAAAATAGCTTGTCTGCATGAATCTACAGAAGAACCGTTGTTTACTAATTGTTCTGCTAGGTCATCAAAACCACGCTTAGAACACATTGCGTTGATCTCTCTAATTCTTGTACGCTCTGCGGAAGCAGCTTTTTTACGCTCTTCACTACGCACAACTTCTAGATCGAGTTGCTCTTTTTCCATAGTTAGTTGTTGTTTAGAATTGGGCTGTTGTGCGTCAGTTGACGCTGCGTATACACGCTTACTGTTTACTATATCTTGTTTTTCTACACTAGGCATAGTGTTGTCATCAATTAATCCTCTTGAAATCCCTACATCTGGTGCTGCTGGCGATGCAACAACTGATACCTCATGTGGCTCCCATCTTGTAGCAAAAAAAGCGTTATTTCCATCTATTTCACGTTCTTCCATCTCTAAAATGCGATAACCTACGCTAATTGACGATAAAATACCGTCATCTATGTCTCTTTTTACCTCCTGTGCCTTTGCATTTCTGCTTAATTCAACAACTGCACGACCTTTTTTCTTTTCTTTATCTAAATACGCATTTCTAACAATACCTATTACAGAATCCATATTGTGATTCCATAACACAGGTGCAACACCGCCATTTAATCTTCCAAAATCTATCGCACCATCGTCATGGCTTAGAATTTCTGTACCAAATGATCTTTCTACAGGATATGTACTACTAAAACTAAACTCATATGTGTTTTCTTCTTTTTCTGAAAAAGATGTCTCACCACTACGTTTTAATACTTTTGTAACACTTCTTAATGAATCTATCTTGGTAAGTGTACTGAACTTATGACCAACCTGTACATCTGTTGCCTCATATTCTCCATCATTCTCTCTAAATACAGTTATCAATGCAGCAGGGTCATCTTCTGTACCAGTAATTTCAAAACTAGAATCAGGTACATTTATAGTTCCATCACGCACAATACGATCTATCTGACCTCTTGCTGTACCACCACTTGCGTTCCATCTAACATAATCCCCTACAGATAATGCGTCTGGTTCTGCACGTTTTACAGACCGTTTTGTTTTAGGCATGGCATCATTGTTTCTTAATTCTTTTATTCTAGCTGATTTTGCATCAGAAAAACTTTTACCTGCATCACCACCCCAAGCAGCCCATGCAACACGACCATTACTTGGGTAGCCATCTTCACCAGGCGAAAAACCTTCACCCTGCTTATCTACTTCATGTCTTGCAAACCATGCTGACATTTGTATGACCACATCAGGTGATAATTCATTACCACTTAATATTTGTGTTGCCCTTCTACGTGCAACCTCTGTACCACCAGCCTCACCTTCTGATTTCCAATCTCTATATCTCTGTGCTTCTTCTTTCATACCTGCTGTAGGCATAAGATCTATTTCTGTGCCATTAATAATTGCCATCTGAACCCTCTGCTACGTTTTCTGCATCTTCTCCTGTAGGTGCATCAGTATCACCAAAAGGATCTACAGTATTTATAGGTTTATATTGACTACCACCAGATTTATTTGTAGCTGATGGGTCACTATCTGTAATAATGTTCATTTCATCTAGTTTTGCCAGTTCTGTCTGTCTTGCAATAAGCAGTTCTTCTATATCACCACCATTTTCACTAACAACATCAGTTAATGTTTTAAATCCACACCTAACAGCATCTTTCATTGCTGCCACTTCTTTCTGTGGATCTACATAGCTATAACCTCTACAGACCCATCTAACTTTTTCATATACTTCTGGTGTTGTTGTATATGTTGGCAAGGATAATGTATTACTTAATACAGCCATCTCTAACCAATATTCATATATAGGCTGATAAAAAGTTTCCTTTAACATTTTTTGTATTGTTCTCCAATGATCTCTGTCTTGCATCATTGCTAATCTGCTACTGCTGTAATTAGATTGTGAATAATCAGAACTTATAGCCTCAAAACTACAACCTAAACCACTTGCCATACTTCTAAGCATTGCCCTTACAAATGGTTCAAATTCGCCATTAGCTTTATCTAAATCAGGTACAGATATAGATTCACCAGGTGCTAAATATTTAAATGCACCAGGCTCAAATCCACTTACACGCTCATAATCAAAAACCTCACCACCTGCATCTAGTTCACCCTCTGGACTTGTAATAAATCCCATCAATGCACTGCTTGCACGTTGTCCAACTACTGTTGCTTCAATATATCCATCTAACTGATGTAAATGATTTATTGCACTAGCTAGAAAAGGTACACCTCTATGCTGTCCTGGTCTTAATGGCATAAATAAATGTATTACATCTTTAGCAGGTACAATTATATGTCTTTTTTCTTTTATAGGATTTTCAAGTGTTGTATCTCCAGGATGTTTTCTTAGAAACGCATAACTGACAGCCCTGCCTTCTGGACTTATTTCTATACCTAACCTCCATACATTTTTGTTGTCTTTTTTTAATCCTTTATAATCTGCATCTAACTGTTCAGCTTCTAATATTTCTAATGAAAAAGGTATTTTACTTCTACCGTATGCTTTTCTATGTATAACAATAAAACATTCTCCACTTTCTATCATTGACCTTACTGCAAGTCTTTCCATTTCAGAAAAACACAAAACACCACGTATATCACAGCTATCTTTTCTACCCCATCTACTCCATTCACTTTCTATAGATTCATTAAGTCTTGTATTAGGTGTACCGCCTCTTTGACTTTTTATCTGTGCCTGCATAGTTACACCCTGTCCAACTATCTGATTTGTTGCATATCTAACTGCCTG